ATGTCTCATCTTTTGTAACTTTGTCTCTCATCTTTTTAAATATAGTTGCAGATACAGCCTTATCACAAGTGAGTGCATCTTTCTCTTGTGGTTTTACATTTCCAAACTTATCATACTTCTTGCCATCTCTATGATTGGCATATCTCCTTGCTCTTGTAAATCCCATTTCTAAAAACTTACGACACATATCCATACCTACGAAGTCTTCTTCTTTTTTATAATGTAAGTACATGTGATATATTTGTCTTGAAGATTTTTCAGCAATCTTTGGTGTTCTAAACTTCCAATAGATACAAATATCATCTGTGTATGGTCTAACTAATAATACACCTTGTTCACCACGACCAATACGATATCTTGTATCATTTGGTTTGAAATCTAAATTTTTATAATCTAAATCATAATCAAATTCTATCATTACATCATTCCTGCCTCAAACGATTTCCATTGTATTGCATTTTTGATATCCCAACCTCTACTTGCAATAGATTTAAGTACACCATCTATATACTTAATTACAGTTTCTAGATATACTATTTTATTTTCTATTGCTATGATTTCTTCATCTGATTCTATGTAAACAGATAAATCTGATTTTAATACTTTTAAGTCAAAAGGTTTAGTTTCATAAATCTTTGCATCTGCCTTTCCACCATAGTATTCCCATTTCTGTCTGTATAGTATTTTGTAATCACTCTTTGCTTTATACATGAGTAATTCAAAATTAGATTTAGTGTCTAGATATTTTGTGTATAATTCTTGATTCTTTAATGATTCTGTGTCAAGTCTTTCATCATTTACTTTCAAGTCTTTTGCGACTTGTTCTTTTAGTTCATCTAAAGTCATGGTCACTCCTTTACATAATATTGTTTAATTATTTATAGTGTGTGTATTTCGTATATTTTGTATTTAAAATTTACTTCTGCAGTAAGATAATCCACATCTGTTGTGTTTTGATTATAAGATAGTCCACTTAAACTAGTAGGAAAACAATCTGCAAATCTAACCTCTACCACAGGATTATTTTTATTTGTTAATATAGTTAATGTTGCATCACTAAACATTGACCTTTCTGCAGTTGCAGGTTTTACATCACCTATATCTGAGCTTGTTCCTTGTGTTGTTACAGGTGTGTTTGCCGTTGTACTTCTAAACTTTTTAAACTGACTTCTATCTTTTGGAAATCCACAAGCTGTTAACCATTCATGCATTTCAATATAGTTTTCTAAATTTTCATCTACAATGAATGATATGTTTAAATCCTCATAAGTTAATTTTTCACCTATTAAAGGTATGTCTTTTAATGGTGTTCCAAAGGTTACATCTCCCAAAGATATACCTGGTATATTACACGCAGTTGTAAAGTATTGTACTTTAGGTAATTGATTAATTAAAAAACGAAACTGAGTAGGCGCTGCGTAATCTAATTTAGTAGGTTGTCTATTTAATGGTGATGTTTCTGTTGTCATACTATTATTTATAATAAAAGAAAGGGGTAGTACATCTACTAAACCCCTTTCAAAGAATACTATTTAAGTAGTATTATCTTTTAGCTGAACGAAGACCTAAGTCTACATTACCAGCATCTTGTAGGACATCTCCTGCAAAAGGTGTGCCTTCGTAACCAACTTCCTTATTGATTCTTAAAGCTATTGCTTTTTCCTCATCAGTTGCGAAATGTTCATCCCAAGCAGCTAGTCTTTTTCTCATGTACCAATGCCATATAGGTGGTACTAAAGCTATAAAGAATACTACAAAGTAACCCCAACCTGTATTAGGACACCCGACATTTTCCAATTCCCAGAAATGAGTTTCACCTCTGTCATGGTGGTCTGCTTGTCTGCCGATTTCAATAAAGAACCACGCAGTAAAAGCTGTTGAGTTATCCCAATTATGTCTGTAATCAATTGGTTGGTCTTTAACACGGATAAGTCCGTAGTGTTCTAGATAGTTAAGAGCTTCTAGTTCAAAATTTGAGATACCCCAAATTGTTGCTAGACAAGCCATACCTACCCAACCACCAGCTACAAAGAATAATGCGACTGTTGGAACAGCCATCAAGTATCCACGAATCCAGCGGTTTTGCCAAGAAATGAATGATACACCCATTCTTGATAGTCTTTCTTTTTCCATGTTAAATAAAAATTTAGATTGACCTAGATATGATAGTGGATAGTGACCATAGATTGTTCTACCACGAGGTGCAGTAGCAGGGTCATCTTCACTAGCAAGTTCTAAGTGATGATTATATACATGTGCATAACAGAAATGTGCTGAACCTGATAGAGCCATCATCATTCTAGAGATTACGAATCCAAATCCTTTAGTGTGACTTAGTTCGTGACCATAGATGATTCCAATACCAATAAAGATACCAGATGATAATGTAGCACCTATTAAGTTAAGACCTGTTATACCTTCGTACATGGTTATAACACCAGGAATTAATTCCATGATGACAGCACCTTCTGCTCCACCTAGTGACATGTAAGAGTAAACTCTCCAAGCCATAACTAATTGAAACAGTACGAATACTGGTAACATGAAATACATAGTTAGGTTTTGAAATGTTGCCCAACCACGAGTATCCCCGTTTTCATCATACCCTACACCTGATGTTTCAAACTTAGTAGCAATATCAACTAATAGACCTACGAATAGAAGTGCAACTCCTAACCAAGCCATGATACCACCAACAAGTACACCAGCACCAGCAACGATAATTAGAATCGGAGCCAGTAAGTAGCGTAAGTTAAGTAATAAATTTCCCATTTTCATATTTCCTCCCATGAATAATGGATTAATTTTGCCCCACTTGGGCTTAAAACAAATTGGACAAAGTGTCGCAAGGAACCCTATGTCTAGGGGGGAACGACAGGCGTTCCAATTTGTCATTGAGATTATTTAGTAGTAATGAAACCCTAACAAATGATTATTTTTCAATTAAATCAATAAGTTAGTATATCAGTAAATACTAATATTTCACTATTACTGTATGATACCACTATATCAGGTGATACATATTTTGTCAAGTATTTGTTATGGACAAATGTAGTAAATAAGAGATTACTAATATACCCCCGAATATCCATATTATATTTGTGGATTTATCTATCAATCCAAAATCAGTTCCTATTGCAACTATTACAATAGTTACGATATATGACATACACAAAAATAATGGTATTAATAGTAGGTCTTTCATGTAATTATTTAGAGGAAATAAAAAGGGGCTCCGAAGAGCCCCTAATCATTTGGATAAAGAAACAATCTTACATTAAGTTTGTAACTTTAACGCGTCTGTAGTATTTGTTAGTATTTGCAGTAATACTTGTTGATTCTGCAGTACCAGCAGATATAACACCAGTATGGAATGGGTTAGCAGCCATACCGTAACGAGTTTTAAATCCAATTTTTGGTTGGAAAGTATTTTCACCTACCGCACGAACCATCTGTAGTGGAACATATGGGCAGTAGAAGATACCAGCATCGTAAGGTGATGTACCTTTATAACCTACAACATAGTATTGTGAAGCAGCAACATTAGCAGCATATGGGTCAACATACACTTTAAATCTACCGTTCATAACACCAGCAAATGTTGTAGATGTGTCGTCTACATTTAAGTTGTTGTTTAGAGCAGGTGTATAATCTAAAACTCCAGCCATTTGAAGTGCAGATGCAACATCAGCAGAACAGATGATTATATTACCTTTTCCTCTACGAGTTTGTTGTCCAACAGCGTTAGCGTCTCTTTCAAGAGCAAACATTAAACCTTTGAACTTCTCAACACTCCAACGACCATTTGAATCTGTGTCTAAGTCAAAGATTCCAGCAGTTGTTGTGTTTACTTGAGCACCTTTAACAGCAGATACATAAATGTCTCTGACTACTTCACGGTTAATCTCAGCAAGAATCTCACCAGATAAAATGTTAGCAAGTTCTGTCTCAGCATCTAAACCATGAATTGCTTTAAGGTCTTGTGCAAGTTCCATTGTGTACTCAGCTTTTAGAGCACGAGTAACAGCTGTTACTGTTGTTTTTTCTATACTGAAAGCCATTTCAGCGAAAGCATTTGATGTTGTATCACCTAAAGCTTCACCTTGTGCTGTACTCATACCAGTTGGTGATAAGTATGTACCAGCAGATGGGCTGTCGTTTAGAGTTGCAGGGTTTGAACCTGTCATCGCAGATGATGTTAAATCTCCAGCAGCGTCATCATTACTGAAACCTGAATCAGCTTCATCTCCGAGTGCTTCATCACCATCCATAGATGCAAATCTTGCTCTCATTGCGAAGATTAAGCCTGTAGGGCCAGTCATTGGTTGTACACCGCAGACATCATATGCGATTAAGTTAGGCATTGAACGTCTAACTAAAGATATTAAAATTGGGTCCCAGTTCTCAACATCTCCACCAGTAGCATTGGTTGGAGCTGCTTCAGAAAGAAAGTTCCTATCTTCTTTAATAGCTTTTTCTTGGTTTTCAAGAATTACAGTAGTTACTGCCCTTTTGTATGCATCATCTATCTTTGGTAAGTCGGGATGTGCAAGGACTGGCGACCACTTTTCTTGAAGATTTTCTGTTTGAAACATATGTGTTCTCCTATTATATTATTTACTTAGTTGCACCCTTGTCAAAACCTTTCCCATGATTACTTATAGCTTTCGTATAGGCAGCCATAGAATCAGTTAAGTCAATGTCCTGTGCAGGGCCAGTTTCTACATTATCTATTGTCTCAGAAGCTTCTTTACTCACTTTAGGGAAATAACTTTCCTTTATAGTGTTGAGTTTTTCTTTGAAGTTATCTTCACCTTCAAATTCAACATCTTGTGTAAGCTCTTTGAACTTTTCAATTTCGGTATCAGCTAAATCAGAAGTAGATTCTGAAATAACTTTATTACGAGTTAGTTCATCATTTGACTTTTTAAAGTTAATTGATTCTTCCAAAGTCTTATTGACTTTTTCTTCTAACTCAGCAATCTTATCTGATTGTGCTTGAAGTACATCATATTTTTCATCTGGGATGTCTACATAATGGTCTTCAAACAGTTGTTTTAATCCAGCAATGAAGTCTTCAGCAATCTCGCCTTTTAGACCTCTTTCTACTGCTAGTTCATTTTCTTTCATCCATTCTTCTACAACATAGTTTAGATATGTATCTACTTTTTCTGTTAAATCAGATTTTACAGATTTAGTAGCTTCTTCTAATTCACTATCATAGTTTTCTTGAAGTCTTGTGACTTCATCACGGACTTTAGATTTAACTGCGGATTCAAAAACTGTAGCAGCTTTCTTTTTGAAATCATCTGACAAGTCACCTTCTCCACTCATTAGAGCATCAACATGTTCTTGTACATTGATTTCTTTAATTCTTTGTTCTACAGCTTCTTTCTTTAGTGCTTCTTTTTCTGATTCTTCATGTGACATTTCCTTTGCCATCATTTCTTTCATTTTAGAATACATAGCAGAGACCATTTCTTTGTCCATTTCTTTCATCTCTGTTTCCATGTCTTTCATAGCTTTAATCATTTCCATTTTAGACATTTCTTTATGCATACCTTCGTGAGCCATTTCATCTGTTTTTTCTTTTTCAGAAATAGTTTCTTGGTCATCTGTCATTTCAAGCTCATCTCCAGCTGCTAAAGATTTAGCAACTTTCTTTTCGCCATCATTTGGTTTGTCCATAGAATCAGGTTTACCTTCTTTTTTCTGAGCAGCATCACCAGATGCCTCTTTCGCTTTTTTACCAGCTTGAGTACCTGGGCCAGACTTATCAGTAGGTGATGTTACAGCAGGGCCCATATCTTGTATCTCCCCACCAGGTGTAACACTTGAAGCATCAGAAGCTTTTAGTGCAGGTTCCGCAGGTGCGGCACCTTTTTTTGGAGCGTCAGCCGATTGCTCTTCGAGCTCACTTAGGACTTCTGCCTCTAATTCCTCAATAGTTTTTTCTAGTTCATTAGCCATCGGATAATCTCCTAATGTGTTGTTTAATTTAATCCTATATTAGTCATTATTTATACATTATAACATTTTCAAGAATTTAGCAAACTCTATATTTTGTTCTAATGCTTGTTTTTTCCGAATTCTAGTATTGATTCTTTCTTTCATCTCTACTAAATCCGCCTCTAATAGTGCCCCATGTGTCCATACCCACTCTTTACCTTCCATAATACCTTCTACGAAAGCACTTGGAGCCGATGGGTCGGAAACAATGTCAGCAGCTGTTGCGAGATAAAAATCATCTCTCACATAATTCGCACCATTTTTTTGTTCTAAACTTCCCATTCCTCTTGAAGAAACACCAAGTTTAGCACCCTCATCCATAAGAGACTTAACGATTTCACCCATAGGTGTAGACAATACTTTTGCCTCTCCTATAAAGTTTTTACCGTCTGGGTATAGTGCTGTTATCATATGAGATGCTCTTTCTAGATTTACTGTTGGACCTTCTGGGTGTCCTAGTTCTCCATAAGCTCTTTTCTCATTGATAAATTCTTTGTTATATCTTTTGACCTCTTTTTGAAGTATCTCCATAGGATACACGCGACCATTTTTATTTTTAATGTCCGCCTGCATAAAGACACCCTTTATTTTATAATTCTTTTTGCCGTCTTCGTTTTGTTCAGTAATATACTCTACATCCTGTAAAGTTGATTCTGACATTAATTTTACTTTGTTCATATCTCTTAACTTGTAAAGTTCTCATCTTTAACTAGTTCAATAATAACTGAACCAGATGTTCCAAAGCAACTCATCTCTAAATCACCAGATGTTGCAGTTGTGTTTGTTGCACTTGATTTAATTAATCCAGCAGTGCCATCATAATGTCCTGTGCCAGCAAGTCTAATTGCAACTGTGTCAGATGAAGCACCTTTAAATTGAATGTCCACATGACCTGTGTTATCATCTGCAGTTCCTTGAACTAGCTGCCACCATATTTTTTTAATATCTAATTTAGCTCCATTTGCATGACCATCTAGTGCACTAGCATCTAAAATAGCATTGTTTGCTGTTGTATCATCTGAAATATTTACTAATATCGTAACTGTACCACCAGCACCAGCCGCATTTACTACTGTATCTCTTAATGTTCTTGTTGTAAATGACATATATTTTTATCCTGTTAAATAGACAATACTTCTCTTTCAAAGTATTGCATCAGGTCTTTTTCTCTAACCCTATGTTTTTTAGATACCTGTTTTATAGTTTTTTCAAAAGTATTTAGGAAATCTGAAGGTTTGGCGTCCATAACTCCGAATATATCATCCACCGCAGTTCTCATTTTAGGACTGAGTTTCTTATATTCTCTAGACTTTTTATGTTCATCCTTTTCAAAAAACGGGATGTACCAGTCTCTAAACCTCGCCATCTCCTGTATCTTCCTCTTGATTTACTTGTGTTTTTACAAATGAGTTTGCAACTTCCTTTCTTTTAGTTTCTAATGCATCACCCACTTTCGTATTGATTGTATCTTTAAATGCTTCTTCAGCACCTAGATTATCACCATCGGATAAAGCATCTATTATGTCTTTAGTTTCCGCCATTTTCATCTCCTTTATTATTTACACCATCATTTTTACCTTCTAGGTCATCTGGTGATATGAATGAACCTGTAGCATCTTGTGGATATCTTGTGATACCGTCACCACCATCTGGCATATCAATACCACCATCTTCTACATCCATTCCAGCTTCTTTGTTCATTTCTTTCTGCATTTCATCTATCTCTGCATCTGTCATATTTAGTACATTTCTTTGTACCCATCCTTTACTGTAGAATGTTCCGATATATGTTTCAATAGATTGTAATGCATTGATTCTATCTTGCATTAATTCTGCTTTTTTCAATTCAGCAAAGTGTCCGTCTTGTAGGAAGTTATACTGAATATGTTCTTTCATTCTATCCCAATCTTCTACTGTGATAATACCTTTTAGTATTAACTGTGCTTTTAACATATCAGTAAAGAGTGGTGTAAATTTCTTTCTTAATCTTTGTACAAATTTAGTAAATTTTAATTCATCTCTTGTAATCTCTGT